ACGCAAGAAAAGTAATACCTTTTCTTAAACCAGATTACTTTCAAGATAAGAATGAAAAAATTATCTTTGAAGAGATACAAAAGTTTACTGTTAAGTATAGTAAATTACCTACCTTAACATCATTACAAGTTGAACTTGATAATCGAAAAGATTTAAATGAACAATCATATAAAGATATATCAACTTTAATTACTTCCTTAGATATAGAAAAGGTTGATAGTCAATGGTTGTTAGATACAACTGAAAAGTTTTGTAAAGACAAAGCAGTTTATAATGCAGTAGTTGATGGTATCTCTATTATAGAAGGTAGAGATAAGAATAGAAAGCCAGATGCATTACCTAGTTTATTAACGAATGCTCTTGCAGTATCTTTTGACAATAGAGTTGGTCATGATTATCTTACAGACGCAGAAGCAAGATTTGATTACTATCATAGAAAAGAAGAACGGATACCTTTTGATTTAGATTTTTTTAATAAGATCACTAAAGGTGGATTACCACAAAAGACTTTAAATATTGCTCTTGCTGGAACTGGTGTTGGTAAATCTTTATTCATGTGTCACATGGCTGCGAACTGTTTAAATCAAGGAAAGAATGTTTTATACATTACACTTGAAATGGCAGAAGAAAGAATTGCTGAAAGAATAGATGCAAACCTTATGAATATTTCTATGGAAGACCTTCATGATTTGCCTAAGAAAATGTATGAAGATAAAATGGAAAAGATTGCTGGTAAGACACAAGGTAAACTTATTATTAAAGAATATCCAACAGCATCAGCACATGCTAATCATTTTAGAGCATTAATACAAGAACTAGCAATTAAAAAAAGTTTTAGAGCAGATATTATATTTGTTGATTATTTAAATATATGTTCATCATCTAGATTTAGAAGTGGAAGCAATATTAATTCCTATACAATGATTAAATCTATTGCAGAAGAATTAAGAGGACTTGCAGTAGAAAACAATTTACCTATTGTCTCAGCAACACAAACAACTAGAAGTGGTTATGTATCTACTGATATTGGATTAGAAGATACAGCAGAATCATTTGGATTACCTGCAACTGCTGACTTTATGTTTGCTCTAGTATCAACTGAGGAAATGGATGAATTAAATCAAATAACTGTAAAACAATTAAAGAATAGATATAATGATCCTACTGTTAATAGAAGATTTGTATTAGGGATTGATAGGTCTAAAATGAAACTATATGATGTTGAGTTAAGTGCTCAAAATGATCTAGTTAATAGTGGGCAGGAAGCGGAAGATATACCTGTTTTCGATAAATCGCAAGGAGCTAGATATGAAAAGTTCGGCAAATTTAAAGTCTAGAAGATATAAAAGAAGAAGATTTATAATGAAATTGGATGTTAATAATCTCAAATATCCATATAAAGTAATTGATACTTATTTCAAGAATGTAATAATTAAGAATTTTACATTTAAAGATGATGCTATATCATTCAGTAACTTTCAGAATAGGACCCCGACCTTTGGCAGATTTGAAGTACCAAAATGCCTTAGAATATATAAAACATAAATAATAATAAACAATTTATGTAAATGGAGCTATTGGAATGTCAGTACAACAATACGTACAACAGGTGCGTAAAAGACAAACAATTACAGAATCTAAAATAGATAAAATACAATATTTTATTGAGGGTGCAGAAAATCTACCTATCGATATTTTTAGGGGATTAGAATATTCAAAATCTAGTAAACTCTCTTCATCTAAAAGGGATGTCATAATTGTTCGTTCAGAAGATAGAGAAACGGACAGAGACGAAATCCTTAGAAATCTCAGACAAGCAGGAATAGACGCAAAGTTAGGAGACTCACAATCTAGTGTTGACCCTATCGATGGTGTTTATGAAGACAAAGCATTTAGAATATTTGTTAAACCAAAATCAGGTGGAATGGGTGAGACAACTTTAAATGCTTCAATAACTGAACTATTTCCATGTATAGCATTTGAAAAAAATTACAAACCTAAAGATGGTAAGTCTTTTCATGAATGGATAATGGGTATTGATGTTAAATCACTTAGATGTATTATTCCAGCTGATGCAGAAAAAGCTCAAGAGATAATTAATAGAGCAGATACTTCAAGCAAGTTTGCTGATAAAATGGATAATGCTATTGCAATTCATCAATACATTTTAGATCAAAGTAAAGATAAAAGAATAGTTGCAACTAGGTGGGGAGCAACAAAAAAATCTAAACCTGCAGGTGTTCCAAGTGGTCACCCAGGTGATATATTTTTAATGTTCCATGACAAAGCAATATTAGGTGTTAGTTTAAAAGCAGGTGGGAAGAAAACTTCTGAGCCAAAATTAAACACTTATGTTAATACTATATTCAATGCATTTAAACAAGGCAATCAATTAAGAAGAATTTACAAAAAAGTTTATAAAGAAGCATGGGGCAAGATTAAAGGAATGCCACCAGAAAATAGATTTATGAAAGATAGAAAAACTTCACAAGTTTTAAGAGACTTTGATAAAAAGAATAATAAAAAGTATGAAGAATTTTATAATGTTTATCTTGAAATAATGAGACAAGAAGTTATTAAATTATTTAATGCGAATAGAAAAAATACTTTGGCATATATTAAAACAGAAGTTTTAAGAGACGCACCAGATGTTCCTACAATGGTTATTAAAGCATCTGGCAAAAGTTATTCAGAGATAACTGAGAAAGATGCGTTAGGAGTATTCATACCACAAGTAGATTTTATTAAAGCAACACCAAGTAGAACTTCAAAGCAAAATTGGGAAATAGAATTGAAGTCTGGTAAAGATAGTTTAATAATGAAAATGTCTATTAGAACAAATAAATCAGGTCATGCAGGTGTAAAAAAATTAGGACAATTTTCTCTTGCAGTAAAATATAACTCTTTAGGAACAAAATGAAAACATTAAAAAAACTTATAGAAGAAACAAACGAAAAAAAGAAATTAAATAAACCTTTCAGATTGCCTGCAGGTAGTTCAAAAAAATTTGGTGTCTATGTAAAAAATGAATCAGGTAAAGTAGTTAAAGTAACTTTTGGTGATCCTAATATGGAAATTAAAAGAGATAGTGATGAGAGAAGAGCGTCATTTAGAGCAAGACATAATTGTGATAACCCTGGGCCCAAATGGAAAGCAAGGTATTGGAGTTGTTATCAATGGAGAGCAGGTAGTGGAGTAGAGGATTAATGAAAACCTTATTGGAACAATCAGCAAATAAAAATTTACACTTAGAACATTTAGAAGATCATATATTAAATTTCGGAGTGGATGGTGGTAGAGCATCATTAAATTTTTTAAGAAGTTTAAGAGATATGTTAGCAGGTTCGGCTAGAAGCTCTGTTAACATGACTGTTAAATGGGATGGTGCTCCAGCAATCTTTGCTGGTATTGATCCAGCTGATGGTAAGTTTTTTGTTGCAAAGAAATCTGTATTTAATGTTAACCCAAAATTATACAAATCAAACAAGGAGATAGACAATGACTTATCTGGCGATCTTAACTCAAAATTTAAAATTGCTTTGGCAGAGTTTAGTAAACTTGGAATTAAAGGTGTACTGCAAGGTGACCTCATGTTTACAAATGATATATCTAAAGACACAATTGATGGTAAGAAGTATTATACTTTCCAACCAAATACTATCGTATATGCTGTTGATATTGATTCTGATCTTGGTCAGAAAATAAAGTCAGCAAAAATAGGAGTTGTTTGGCATACAACATACACAGGTAAAGATTTACCTAGTATGAAAGCAAAGTTTGGTGTCAATGTCAAATCATTAACTCAAACATCTTCGGTGTGGATGGATGATGCATCATATAAAGATGTATCTGGTAGATCAACATTTACACAAAAAGAAACAGATTACATCACATCAATACTATCAAATGTAGGAAAAACATTTCAATCTATCAACGGACCTATGTTAAGAAAGTTTCTTAAACTACAAGAAAGTATGACAGGAGCCATGATAGGAGCGTCATACAAGACATATAACAACAGTAAAGTAAGACAAGGGGAAAAAGTAAAGAATCCTAGAAAACATGCGTCTGAGTATGTTAAATGGGTAGAACAAAATCTACAAAAACAAATAGATAAAGTAAAGACTCCTAACGCAAAACAGAAGTATAAAAATATACAAAAACAATATACAATAGAGATTAAGAAACATGCGAACAACTTAGCGCAAGTTGCGAAGTTTCAAAACTTTCTAATTGATGCTAAAATGCAGATTGTTAAAAAACTAAATAATGTTAAGCAACTTACTGACACATTTATTAAGACTAAAAATGGATTTAAAGTAACTAACCCAGAGGGTTATGTGGCAATTGATAGAGTGTCTGGTAATGCAGTAAAACTAGTAGACCGAATGGAGTTTAGTTTCAATAACTTCACGGCTATAAAAGCATGGGATAAATGATAAAATGGCAATAACTTTTAAAGAACTAGCACAAACCTTAGAAGAACTAAGAGTTATTAATATGATTCAAAGGCGTAAGATCGCTAGAAGAATGAAGCGACTTGCAAAATCATCAGCATTTAAAAAGAAAAAAGAAAGATCGATGTTAAGACGATCATCGCCTGCTAAACTTGCTATCAAAGCAAAGAAAATGGCGAAGGCAAAAATCGTTAAAAAATTCTATCCTAATTATAAAGAACTTTCCCCAATGGCAAAAATTAAAATAGATCAAAAGATTGCATCTAAGTATGGAGGTGCAATTTCTAAGATTGCAAAAAGGTCTATGATTAAAGTAAAAAAATTAGATATTTTAAAAGTTAAAAAGGCAAGAGCCGCAAAGAGTAAAAAAGCAGATGAAAAAATTGGAAAAATTTAAACTTTGGGAAGCACCCCAAAAAGGAGAAATTGTATTTACCTTTGGTAGATTTAATCCACCTACTACGGGTCATGAAAAGTTAATTGATAAAGTAAAAAAAGTTTCTGGCTCTAGCGACTATAAAATATTTCCGTCATTCTCACAAAATCAAAAGAAAGACCCTTTACCTCATACACTAAAAATAGCGTATATGAGAAAGATGTTTCCTAAACATGCAAGAAATATAATTGCAGATAAAAAGGCAATTACTGCTATGGACATTGCAGTATTATTACATGGTCAAGGTTATACAGAATTAACAATGGTTGTTGGTAGTGATAGAGTAAGAGAGTTTGAAACATTATTAAAAAAATATAATGGAGTTAAAGGTAAGAGACATGGTTTCTATAACTTCAAAAATATTAAAGTTGTTTCTGCTGGAGATAGAGACCCAGACTCTGAGGGTGTATCAGGTATGTCAGCAAGTAAGATGAGACAAGCTGCAATTGATAGTAATATGAAAGATTTTGAAAGTGGATTACCAAAAGGATTTAGAGACGGAAAAAAATTATATCGTGATGTTAGAAAACATATGAACATTCGTGAAGAAAAAAATATGGGTGTTATGGATCAATACGAATATTTAAGAGATCAATATTTAACAGGTAAGATTTGGAACATAGATGATGTAGTTGAAGCTAATAATGTGTCAGGTAAAATCATTACAAGAGGAACTAATTATATTGCATTTGCAGACGCAAATAATAAAGTACATAAAACTTGGTTGTACGATATAGCAGAAGTCAAACAAGATAAAGATATTAAAGATAGAGAAGGTACACAACCAGCAAAGTATTATGCAAAAGATGCTGATGGTGATGCAATGTCTAAATCTACTAAACAAAAACGTGCGGCACACTTTGCAAAGAAAAAGGATGGCCCTGCTCCTGGTGATGCAAGTGGGGAAACTAAACCATCTAAGCATACTAAAAAATATCAAGCAATGTTCGGTAAAGAATCTTCTGAAGAATTAAATGAAAAGATTGACGGACTAGTTAAGAAAGCAGAGAAGTCTGGTATGCCATATTCTATTCTAAAGAAAGTTTATGATAGAGGAATGGCTGCATGGAAGACAGGTCATAGAC